GTTGGTGCGGGGGGTGTAGTTGATCGCGTCGATCGGCGCGGGGGTGCCCGCCGGGCTCGCCAGGATGTGCGGCGGGTGCCGCCCGCTGGGCGGGCCGGCGGCGGCCAGCAGCCGTGTCCGCGGACGCTGGGAGGCACTCCAGCGGGTGCGTGTCGGCGGCTGCCAGCCGGGCATCAGCGTGCGTCCAGGTGTCGCCGCGCGTGGCGATTCACCCGCGCGATCCGCGCGCCGCTGCGTCCGTCGAGCAGCTCCACCACCCCGAAGCCCTCGGGGCCGATGGCGTCCATGCGCTCGATGTACGGCTCCGGCGCGGCCGACCCGACCAGGTGCGCCTGCAGGTGCTCGCGGCTGCCGGGCTGGGCGTCTTTAAAGAGGAAGGTCAGGCCGGGGCTGCCGTGCGCATTCCGAACGGGGCCGTGCATGGCCTCGTGGATGTCGGCGTCGCTCGGCGCGTGGTACGCGTCATGGGCGGCTCTCCGTAGCGGGTCACTGTCGGGCATGGTGGGCATCCAGATACTCCCTGATCACGTCAGCGCTGGTGTCATCGAGCGGGACGTCGCCGCTCACCACCCCCGCCAGATACGCCTCCATTCGCGCGTTCTGCTGGCGCGGGCTGGTCTTCTTCCGGTCGATCGGCATCAGGCCGCGGTCGTCGTGGCTCTGCACCTCCAGCGGCCGCGGCACCTCCTGCATGAGCTTTCTCATATTCGCGGGCATGCTCTTCCTGCTCCAGCATCACCAGGTCGCCGCCGGTCTTGTCCGCCACCTTCACCCCCAGCGCGCGGGCCAGCAGGATCAGCGGCAGCACCCGTTCGGGCGCGACCTTGAAGCTCCACTTCGAGTCCCAGTCCGGCGGCTCCTCGACCGCCACCACGTACGTCTCGCCGCGGCCGACGTACAGCGCCACCCGCCGTACCTGCGTGACCTCGACCACCGTCTGCTCCGGGCGACGGATGATGGCGGTGGCACTGACTGGCTCGTCGTGGATGGGGGCCGGCTCGGACATCCAGGAATGGTCGTACGGACGCCCGCTGAAGTGGTCCTCGCCGCACTGGTAGCACGGCGGCTTCGGGATGCGAGCGCTGTAGCCGGGGGTCCCAGGGGTCATCGCCAGATCGTGCAGGCCGCGCGAACGCACGCTGGCCGGCGACTGCTGGATGTCTTCGGTTGGCGTCGGCGGGTCCGGTCGCATGGACCGGAACAGCTCCAGCGCGTCGGTCATGGCGGATTACCCCGGGTGCTATTACCCCACCGCTCGTTGCTGGCCACGTTGTGCACCTCCTTGTTTGGGCGGACGACCCCCGCCTCGGCCACCCCCGCCGTGCGGCGACGCGGCGTGGCTGAGCGCGTCGCCGGCGCTCGGCTGGGCCCCGCCCTTGGGCAGCCCCGGTGGCTGCTGGGTGCCGCCGCCGGGCTGCAACGGCGAGCGCTGCTGCGACTGGTTCTGCTGCTCCAGCAGCTTCTGGCTCAGGGCGATGAAGCGCTCGCTGTCCTCGCCGAACCAGTTCTTGACCCGCTCCAGGCCGACCTGCTCGATGACGAACGGCAGCGAGTCAACCGCCTCGCGGACCAGCTCGTCCAGCCACTCCTGGGGATTGTCGGTGGCCCCGGAAAGCTCGATGCTGGTGCGGTGCGGCATCCACTTATTGGTCTGTAGCGCCTGCAGGGCCTTCCATTGCTCAAGTATCGCGGGGTCCAGACGGCGTCCAAGGGAGACCTCCCAGCCATCCCAGTAGCCGTCGACATCCTCGGGTCGAATCGTCACTTCCCCGAGGTCTTCACCATTACGGTCTTTGCCAGGGACGGGCAGGGTAAGGCGATCCTGAAGGCACACTTCCAGTTCCATGGTTGCCAGCTCCAGCGCTCGCGTGATGGCGCGCACCAGGGCATCCTTGGCCGATTCGATCTTCAGTGTCCGCATCGACTGGATGGCCCAGAGCTGCTGCGCCGAGCGAGTGCCCTCAGCCGAGCGTGGCCCCTGTGCGACGCCGTTGCGCTGGATGTACTGATCGACCACGCTGGTCGTCTGGAGCAGCTCGTCGGGTACGGGCTTGCCTTCCAGCATGGTCAGGTACTCACCTATGCGCTGATCGATGGGGATGTACTGACCAGGACGGATCTGCAGCTCGCGGCCGTCTTTGGTCCAGCCCAGGTACGTCCGCCAGGCGTTGATCGCCAGCATCCACACCTGCATGGTGAGCACGTTTGACTCGATCGGGTACAGCCCCGAGGCGTTGGTCAGCATGCCGCGGTAGCGCCGCTCCATGTCCTCGAAGGTCAGTTCGCGGAAGGGCACGACCACGTACGGAAGTTCGGGGTAGCCGTGCTCGGCCACGCCCCTGAAGGGACCGTTGCCGCCCACCTCGAACAGCGGGTGGTCGTCCAGGATCAGGCAGCGGTAGCGGCCGATCCACACGTCGTCCACCCACACCAGCTCGTCCGGTAGCCGCCCCTTCAGGATGTACGCGGTCTCGGCGTATCGTGAAAACGCATGCAAGGCTTCCGTCTTGGAGGTCTGGTAGTGTTCGACCACCACCAGCATCTCGCCATCGTCGGCTTCGCGCCAGCGGACTACCCGGGGATCACGGCGCTGGAAGACGATGGGGTTCTTTCGACGGTGTCGAACCTCCCAGATATCCTCGGGATCGGCGTCTTCCCAGGCTTCGAACCGCGCTTCGTACGCCTCGTCATCCTCATCCTCCCCCTGTTCTGGCATCGGCCCGCGCGCTTCGAGCCCCTCGGGCTTGTTGGGCCACAGGGTGCGGTCGACCATGATGCGGAAGACCCCGATGCGGCGGATGACCATGTCGGTGGGGATCTGCCGTAGCACGTCCTTCTGCTTGCGCCAGGCGTGCAGCAGCGCCTTGCCGAAGCGAGTCAGCTTGTCAGCCTGGTTGCGATACTTCTGGCGGCCCCGCGCTGGACGGACGCGCACCGAAATATCGGGAGGTACCAGGCTGTCGATTGCGGCGTCGGCGTCTGCCGGAGCCGAGCCCGTCTTGACCGCGAGGCGGCCCCCGGGTGACTCCACGTCGAAGGTCTGGAAGTACAGGTCTTCTTCATCTTCCATTGCCTCGTCCAGGTCGCCCCACTCGCTGACCAGGTGGTCCCGCCAGTAGACAACCTCTTCGTACGTGGGACGATCGTCGATCTCGTCGCGGTAGGCCGAGGCGGTCGCCTGCTCCAGGGTCATTGCTTGCTGGCCACCGCCAGATAGCTGGTGGGCTCATACGGCCCGCGCTGGTGAAAGCTGCGCACGTGGTCGACGAACATGCGGGTGCGGCTCATGGGCGACCGCTGCTGGATCTCCGGGGGCGGATGGGGCCTGGTGACGTCGGGGGTGCCGTCCTCCTCCAGCGGCTCGATGTGGGTGTCCAGGTAGCTGTAGCTGGCCGACTCCGGCTCGCCCTCGAAGCGCTTCTTGGCCCACACGTAGTAGCCCCACGCGTCCATGGCGTGGTTCATCCAGTCGCGCGGCTTCTCGTTGTAGTTCATGTTCAGCCGCCGACGCTTGGGGTAGGTGTAGGTCTTGAACTCGTTGATGGTGTGGCTGCAGCCGCGATCGACGCGTAGCCGCGAGCAGCTGCGCAGGTACTGCAGGGTGCTGCCGATCAGGTGCTCGTCGTTCAGCCCCTCCTCCACCTCGATGGTCAGCGCGCGCTGCTCTTCGGCGTTCATCTGGCCGTCGGAGTTGGGCTCGCGGCCCATCTTCTCCAGCACCAGGTTGATGCGGTGGCGATAGAAGCGGAAGAAGCGCACCGGGTCGCGCAGCAGGTTGCGCATGAACGGGATGCGCTCCCACACCATCGGCTTGTTCTCGATGATGTAGGCCGGGAACCCCATCCGCTGCCAGCGCCGCATCTCCTCGGGCTGGGCCGAGTCGCAGATCATGTCGCTGATCCCCTGCACCTCCCACTGCGGCAGCAGGTCGGTCAGGGCGCTGGTCTGACTGGCGGTGATCCAGTCGCGGCTGGCCAGGATCTCGGCGATCTCTTCGGTGGAGCGGTGGGTCTCGTAGATCTCGTCGAAGATCACCACCATGTCGGTGTATTCCTGGATGGCCACGATGGCGTACGCGTTGCTGCCGCCAGAGGGGTCGCAGGCCAGGATGACCGGCAGGTCCGGGTTGTACTCGACGTCGGTGACGTGCACCCGCTCCTTGAACTCCGGGAACACCCGCTCCCGCGCCGAGGCGGGGATGCCGCCGAACTGCTCCAGGAACTCGTGCGGCTCCATCTCCTTGCGCGCCTGCACCAGCGCCGGGGTCTCGCGGCCCTGCGGGAAGGCGTAGAAGTTGATGTCGTAGCTGGCGTCCTGAAACAGCTCCCAGGCCGCCTCGGTGCCGTGCGCCACCATGTCGGCGCGGGCGTCGATGGCCTTGGCGTGGAAGAAGTCGCCCTCGCCCTCCCAGGAGCTGATCAGCAGCGCCTGGCCGTTGCGGTCGGTGAGCGGGGGCAGGATGGCGCGGGCCCACGCCTCGGGGTAGATCTGCGCCGCCTCGTCGATGATCGCCAGGTCGATCGCCGCGCCCGCGGCAGACCAGATGTTTTCGAGCGAGATGCCTTCCAGTCGCGCCCCGTTGTCCAGGATGCACAGCTTCTCCTGGGTGGTATCGCGCAGGGTGGTGGTCTTCAGCCCCAGGTCGCGCACCACCTCCATCACCTTGTCGAAGGCGCGGCTGACCAGCTTCATGGTCGGCGCGGCGAGCCAGATCCAGGAACGCGGCCGGAGACGGGCCACACCGATGGCCTCCATGGCGGCCTCGGTGGTCTTACCGCCACGGCGGCCCCAGGCCGCGATCCTGAATCGCGCACGCGATCTGGCCAGCGCCTGCTGACCGGTCCAGTGACCCTCCACCCCGTCGAGCTGCCAGCGCTCGCTCTCGTCCTGCAGCGCGTGGTACTCGCGCAGCCGCTGGTCGGGGAAGGCGATGTCGCCGACAAAGCGGACGCGGTGCAGCAGCTCGCGCGCCCCGTCCTCGTCTTCGGGCACGAACAGCCCGTGGGGACGGAAGTTCAGCGTGCGGAAGGCTTCCAGTCGCTCCTCGGGGGTGACCGGGTTGAACGGCACCAGCCGCGCCGCGGCGCGGTCCTCCCACTGCTGCAGCCAATCGCTGCCGGGGATGTGCGCGAGGCGACCGAAGTCGAGGCCCTGCAGGCCAGGGACGTTGCTGGTGGCGGCCGACGCCCGTGCCATCGTCTGAGCGGGGCGGCCACCGCTCGGAAACGAAGCAGGCCGCACTCGTCCGAGCGGCGGCCTGCCGAGGTCGAGTCTAGCGCATGCTCAGCCTGGGCTCACGCCGCCCGGCCTCAGCAGTTCTTGCTGCCGTGCCCCGCGCCTACCTTGATCTTGCGCGCCGGGCCCTTGGCGCTGGCCTTGGTGTTGGAGGTGCCGGGCTTGCCCCTGGTGCCGCCACTGCTGGTGCCGCTGCGCTTGATCCTGGTCATCGGGCCGCCTTTCGTTTGGGAGCTGCGCGCTTTTTACCTCCACGGCCGGCGGGGGCGACGGTGGGCGGGAGCTTCATGCGGGCTCCGCGGGGAGTGGTGCCGCCGAGCGCGCCGCGGGTCGGCTTGCGGGTGGCGGGGATATTCAGCGCACCGCCGGGCATGCCCAGCCCGAGGGACTGGATGTCGGGGTTGGCGGTGGCGGCGGTCCGCTTCGGTATTCGTGGCATCAGTCGTCGGTACTCCAGCTCCAGAAGATGTAGAAGTTCCAGGCCCGCAGGCAGTGCCAGCAGCCCCGCTCAGTACTTGTCCGGCTTCTTGGACGCCGGAACGCCGGTCGCGGCCTTGATGATCGGGATGGTGCGGCCGCCGCTGCCGCCCTTACTTCCCCTTCGCTTTGCCACGGGCACCACCCTTCTTGCTGGTTGCGGGGAGCTTGCCGGTCTTCACCCCCCTGAGCTTGTTGCGCGCTTCGGTCGGGTCGAAGCCCGGAATCTGGCCGCCGGCCGCGGCCCCGAACAGCCGCGCCTGTGCCTTCGAGACCGGTTTCCGATATGGCTTGCCGCCGGGCATTGACTTAAAGGACCTCTGCTCTCACGCCACGAAGGTGTTGTCGGCGGTGGTGGCGGTCAGACCGTGGGCGTAGTCGCGGCCGGTGCTCGCGCACTGGTAGTGGTAGGTGTTGCCGGCCGTCAGCTTGCCGATGGCTACCACCGCGCCGGTCTGGTTGGCCGGGGTCTGAGTGTCGGCCCTGGTCGAGCCGTAGCTGACCGTGGCTCCGTAGTTGACCTTGTTCAGACACGGCACGTTGGTCTGCCAGGTGATGGTGGCGGTGCGGTTGCCCACCCCGCCGCTCAAGGTGACCACCACGTTTGTGATCACCGGGGCCGCCTGGCCCGCTCCCGCCGTGGAGAACTCGTACTCGTCGCTGTAGATCGGCTGGATGACGGTCTGGCCAGTCTGGTCGACGAAACTGGACATCTGGGCGATGTAGTACGCGTACTGGGTGCTGGGATTCAGATTGACCAGGGTGATGGTGGCCGGGGTGCCGGCGGTGCAGGAGACGGGGGGCGAACTCTGCTCGGTGCCGCGCGAACTCTGGGTGTAGCGCACCTTGGCGGTGCCCGAGAAGGCGGGGGTGAAGGTGACCGCCACGGTGGTGCCGGTGACCGAGGCGACGCTGATGGCGGTGAACGACAGCCCTGCGTACACCGGGCCGTAGTTGGCCCAGTTGTAGGTGTGCCAGGCGCAGCTGCGGAACAGCGGCTGACCGTCCTGGACGCCGGGGACGGTGCCGAGGGTGCTGGGCATGACTACGCCATCTGCACCGTGCCGGCGGGACCGGTGGCCGCCTGCTCCAGCGTCAGACCGTTGTTGAAAGGCACGTTCACCTGCAGCACCTGGCCCAGCGTGGTCGTCGCGGGCGAGGTGTAGATCACCGGACCGGTGCCGGTGCCGTTGTCGTCGGTCAGGGTGAAGGCGGTGGTGCCGGCGGTGGTGATGGTGATGGTGTAGACGAAGCCCGAGCCGTGGCGCAGCGACAGCGCGCTCTGCACCCCGGCGAAGGAGGCCGAGCCCGCCTTCGGTGCGTACTGCGCCCAGGAGTACTGGCTCCAGCTGGTCTTGTTGGGCCCGCCACCAGCCGGCGCGGGGGTGACGTTGCCGAATTGATAGAACTTCACCGGCACGCTGGTGCCGATCTGCTGGGTGGGGGTGCGCGCCCCGGTCAGCTGCACGAAGCCGTCGGGGCTGCCCTTGATCACCAGCCCGGTGGTGTCGGCGGGGGCCATCTGGACGTAGAAGACGTACGTCTTGCCGCCCGCCGCCTGAGCCGGGGTGACGGCAATGGAGTGGCTCACCGTCGCCGCTGCGTCCACCACGGTGCCGACCAGCGGCCCGCCGCCGACGCTGGGCGCGTCGGTGTCGGCGATCCAATACACCTGGCACAGGCACGCCTGATCGGTCTGGAAGCTGACGGTGAAGCCGGTCGCGGTGGGGACGACGCGAATGTTGGAGACGGTGGCGAAGGCTGGCGGGCCCATCACGATCGGCATGGGCTAGGGCTCCTCTGCTGGTGCGGCGGGCGCGGCGGGCGCGGCAGGCGGCGGGGGCAGCGGCTCCTGCGGCCCGAAGGTGATCTGCGGCCAGTTGGGCACGATGTCGGTCGGGTTCTGGGAGTCGACCACCATGTTCTTGGTACGCAGCAGGTAGGCGCTGTCGTCCTCGTCCGGCAGTCGTTCGGGAATCAGGTTCTGGCCCGCGGTCTGCTCTGGCGCGGCGGCGGACGTGGCGGCGGCGGTTTCAGTGGAAGCAGCTTTGCGCTCGGTCATACGGCGACTCCATTGATGTGCGGAACGGTAACGACGATCATCCCACCGAGGCTGGTGGTCGGTCCCTGCGCGTACGGGCAGTTGCCGATGAAGTGCCACTGGCCGCCGCTGACACCGGTCGGGATCTGGTCGAACAGCACCACCGGCCCGCCCGCCGAGCCCAACACCGCCGCGTTGATCAGGTTGTTGGTTACGTCGATGACTTCGAGCACGATCGCGGGCTTGCACAGCCCGTAGCGATCGTAGGTAGTGGGGTGCGGCCGCCAGTGCACGATGCTGCCGATGGCCAGAATGGGCGAGCCGTACGGGTTACCAGGGACGCCCTGTGGGCCGGTCGGACCCTGCGGACCAGTAGGACCGGTGGGACCAGTAGGGCCCGCGGGCCCGGTCGTGCCGGGGGCTCCGGTCGCGCCGCTGGTGCCCTGTGGGCCAGTCGGCCCGGTCGGTCCAGCCGGACCGCGCACCAGCCCGGTGTCCACCCAGCTGGTGCCGTTCCAGGTGTACAGGTGACCGGTGTCGACGGTGGTGTACGCGTCGTTCACGGCGTTGCCGCTGGGCGGCAGCTGGGAGTACGTCGGGACCGTGCCCTTGATGTTCAGCCCCAGTCCAGCCGGGCCTTGCGGACCGGCGGGTCCAGCAGCCCCCTGCGCTCCGGTCGGACCAGCGGCTCCAGTCGCTCCCGTCGGACCGGCCGGTCCAGTCGCTCCGGTTGCTCCCACCGGACCCGCGACTCCAACCGGACCTTGCGCACCGGTCGGACCAGCTGGACCTTGCGGACCGATGGGGCCGGCGGGTCCTGGTGGACCGCTGACGACGGTCGGGACCGACAGGTCGTCGTACGTCGGCTGGATGTCAGTGAACGTCACGGGACTCTGGCAGGGAGGTTCTCGGGAGCGATTTGGCTAGGTCGGATACGTTCGTCCATCGAAGACGATGGCGGCGTTGGCCCACATCCTGGCTTCCTGCAGCTTGCGGATGGCTAGCGTCCGCTCGGCGGATCTGGGACAGCACTGCAGGATCTGCTGGTACATCAGGTACGCCTGGGCATTGACCGACCGGAAGCCCTTGACCTTGTTGGGGTCGTCCGTGTCGATGTACTGCATCGGGTTCTCGATGGGCGCACTCGTGATGCTCTGCGCAGGGTTGTCCACGTAGATCGGGGCCTCCACGGTTTCATAGCGCTCGGTCATGCCGCGACGGACTCCAGCGCCACCCGCACCTCGCGCATCACGCCGCGCCACAGCTCCGGGTAGCTGGTGGCCAGGTTCTTCTCGACGATCAGCAGGATCTTCTCCGCGACGCCTTGCGCCTCCTTGCTGATCGACTCCGACTTCATCGCCTCGGTGTACTTTTGCAGCTGGTTGATGTAGCTCAACAGCTGCTGGTTCAGCCGCGCGTGGTCGACCGCGGGATACTCGCGGATGTTGGCCTCCATCCGCTTCAGGCGGACGTGCAGCCCGGCCACCCGCTCGCACAGCAGCTCATAGTGGGGACCGCCGTCGAACTGGTCGCGCAGCTGCTCCAGGGTCTGCTGGTATTCCTTCTCGAAGCCGTCGTCCATCGGCTCGCCGCGGTGCGCGTCCTTGGCCAGCTTGTCGGCCTGGGCCGAGATCTCGTTCCAGCGGTCGTAGGCCGTGCGCACCACCGCTTGCAGCTCCCGCTGCACCTCGGCCGCACGGCCGTTCTCGTACGCCTGGTCGGCCTCGACCACCGCGGCGTCCCAGTCCTTGCGCGAGCGGGCCAGCTGCTGCAGCACCACGTCGAGACGCGCGAGCGGATCCAAGTTCGGGTCGTCGAGCGGCCCGGAGGAAGGCTCGGAGCCAGGGAATGTGACCACCGGCACGGCCAGATCCTAGCACCGGCGTTCGGGGCGGACTATCGGAGTGCCGGGCGGGATCCGAGTGCTGAGTGCAAACCTGAGTGCAGATGATAGGGACTTATGGGAGTGTGTGTCGGTGTGGAATTGGGGTTTTGAACTTGCCTCAGCACTCCTCAGTGACCAATCTTCTACTTGAAGAGTAGGGACAAAAGGGCCCGATCTGATCTCGCGAACGGCTGTTTGAGTGCTTATCTGAGTGCAGATCGCGGCTGAGTGCAGGTTGTGACTCACCTCAG